CGGCTACGGCTACGGCTACGGCCGCGGCGACGGCTACGGCGACGGCTACGGCGACGGCTGCGGCTACGGCCGCGGCGATAGCGATGGCTACGGCTACGGCTGCGGCTACGGCCGCGGCGATAGCGATGGCTAACAAACTGCGCCCGCTTGTTATGGGGCGCTACAAGGAAATTATGACAGCGAAGAAAAGTAAGAGGACTAGGGGAAAGAGATGAGTTGGGCAACGGAAAGAAGTTTATGACCTTTGTAACGCTAGAAGAGTTGTTGGACACGTGGCAAAAGCTAATGAGGCAGTCGGCAGAAATAATGCGGACACTCCACAGCAGAGGTTACGAAGTCACGCTGAAAATAGTGATGAATGAGGGAAAACCTTACATAAGCACTAAGGTTATTCACAAAGCTAAAGGTAAAACCAATGAGCGACCTACAGGACAATAGCGGTTACTGGCGGTGCCCGGAATGTAACGTTGTCATTGTCATCGATGACTCTCACTGCCCTGACTGCGGAGAAGAATATAACCCTCTTGCTTACGAGATGACCTGGCTTGAGTTCTGTGAAGAAGTAAAACAGCTAAAGAAATAACAAGCATTTCTTACTTATTTCTGGCATCTTAATCTTGAGAGAAGTTGGGGGCGTAAAATTGATACTCGTAGAAAGGAAGGTGATCCATCTCGCTAGTGTATGGCCTAAAGCCTCGCTAGTCGTGTCCGAGCTTTGTTCTATTCCCCCACTCTCTCGCCTTTATTCATGCTCCACTTTGGCGCTTAGTTCAGTTGGCAGAACACCGCACTGTTAATGCGGTTGTCCCAGGTTCGACCCCTGGAGCGCCAGCCAAAATCCCAGTTTCGAAACTGTCAATAACGTGTATCATGACGTGAGTCAGGTTACAGAGCAAAGGAACGAAACAAAGTGAGCTTTACCCTCGTAGGCGAATTGCCACGGCACCTTTACTGCTATGTTGATTCGCGGCTGACTCACTCTAAGCCACAAGGATTTATCCCCTGCATCTGGTTTGGCCTAGTCTCCTATCCAGGTCGCCTCTGGGGATGCACAATTATGCTAGAGTGCGGAGCAATTTATAGAAATGTCCCCTGTTATGCCATGTCGTTTTCTCAAGCCCCAGAGCCAGAATGGGGGCCAAAAGATGCTCAGACGTGGGACTGCTACGGAGAGCAATTTACTTGCTTGGAGTACCGCTACCTTAGCGGCTTAGAATGCCGAGCGGCGACACACTCAAAGGCATTGAATGGCACGTACCTATTCACCGCTGCGCCCATTGGGGATGCATTCTCAGCTTATCCAGATCAAGCAAAAGAATTTTGTTTCATTCAGTTGAACAATGGCAGACTTACAATTCAGCCAACCAATCATGTAGTTTTTAGGGAAAGAAGCTTTACTGACAATACGCTGACCTTTCCAAAAGGGTTAAAAAGACAATCTGAAACTTGGCATTGTGAATAGGTTGCGGAGACAGAATGGTAAACAGTAGGGCAAAAGGCGCACGAGCAGAAAGAGAACTTGCCACTCGCTTAAAAGAATACGGATTCCAAGCCCACAGAACACAGCAATTTTGTGGTAAAGCAGGTAATGCAGATGTAGAGTGCGCGGAGCTCAATGGCTATCATATCGAGTGCAAAATGGTCGAGGCGCTCAATATTGATAAAGCTATGGACCAAGCTACACGAGACTGCGGAGAGCGGACACCTGTTGTAATTCACCGCAAAAAGAATCGACCCTGGCTAGTTACTACCTACCTTGAAGATTGGCTAAAACTCCAAAAGTAGAAGTTGCAGAAGGGTTTATGAACTACTCCCGCACCACTGCCCCAGAAGCAGTGCTGTGGTTGGCTGTCATTGAACGTGCTATGCTGGACTACCTCCAGCCATCAACTAAAGCCACACGCCGATATGATCAGCATTTATATTGGTTTTTCTATGGAACGACGCCAGAGCCATGTAACCTGGCGCACATCTGTGACGTAATCTTAGATTACCCTGGCTTGCTATCGCGCATCAGAAGAAGAATGACGCGCCTCAAAAATAATGCAGAATGCAAACATCAGTTTATGAGGTCGCGCCGGTTTAGCGGATACTACTAGCGCTTCTTCTTCTCTAGGACTGACCAGACCTGAGCACCACCATAAAGGATAGCGCCAGCAACAACAGGCTCAGCAGCTCGTGCCAAGCCAACCGCATCCTCTTCACTCACACCAATAGTGATAAGGCTGCCAGCAGCTAGGGTTAGCAAGTGCCTGACAATGGATAAAAGTATTGGCATAACTTTTCTCGTGTTTGTTTAAACGTTTCTGTCGGGAAGCGGCAGTTGCGGCCACGAGGGTCAATAAATGCCCCACGTATGCAATTCATCCACGGTTCCCAATAGAATTGTAGGTCGCAATGCTGATACGCCTCAACCCATTTCTTTACGTTGATTGTGCTGCCGTCAGTGCCGTCTAAATCAACTATACACGGCTTAGAGACTCTAGGACGGTCTCCATGCTGTTCACAGATGGTTCCTTCGAGGCAGCGCCAACGAAACGGATTGTCCACAATGTTACACTGAGGCAAAGCAGCAGATACAAAATCGGCCAGCACCTTTCGAGCTTTATTATTGAGATCGCATTCCAAACAAGCACTAACATAGCAGGTAAGTTTCTCCCTCCCTTCTATTCGCTTCTTAAATCGCTCCAGCGACTCAGCAAAACGCTTTCTTAACCTGCTATCAGGACGCAATGCAGCTCTGGACGCAGAGGCCGCCGTATACCCATAGAGCGCCTCATACCTGCCACACCGCTTGTTTCGCATGCATGGGCTCTGTATCAGGTGCGCTCGAATAACCTTGGGACGCGAATCATTTAACGGCTTCTCAAGGCACTGGCAGCGGGTGCCAAACGTACCTTCCAGCCAACTTAATGTTAAAGACTTCTGATTGTCATATAGCTTGTACGCTGCATCGCAATCAAAGCCAGGATGACAAATGCCAAGTAAGCTCGGAGCCGCATGCGCTATTGGCACATACAGAAACAAAACCAAAGCAATAAGTCGTGTCATCGTGATAATACTCTGTCTAGTTTGCCCTCTATCCGATCCAACCTGTTTTCTACTAACTGAACTTCCGCAGTGAGCTTATACTTATTTTCTTCCAGCTCTTTTAAACTGTTTTTCATGGCGCGATAGTCCATACCGATGATTGATACTAGTACGCCAATCGCAATCTTTATTGCTATATCCATCCAATAGTGCAGGCCAGTAATATCAGTGGACATCTCTCCCCGTTGCATCAACAATAGTCAGTTCAGCATCGGGAGCATCTGCCATTAGTTCTAAAAATGCTTTGAAAGCTGATCTACTGGCGAGGATGGCCGAATCATTTCCAAGAGTTCCATACTGCAATCCAAGCAAGATACAACCAAGGGTATCTCTGTGTGTATTGCCAGCATGAAATAGAATGTGGTCCCGATTTGGAACGTTCATAACCTGCCACGTATTGCCAAACTTCGGGCTTTTTCGCGGCAAAACCTTATACTTTCCGGCAGGAATGCAACTCACCATCTTCTGATTGTCGCGCCATGCCTCTTCAAGCGTGACAAACGCAGGAGCCCCGTCAATGCAGAGTACTCCCATCGTAGCGCCGCCACGCTCTGTAACTCTAACCAATCGCAGGAACTTCATTTGTGACTGATTCCAATGCTGTTACCTTAGCGGTTAAAGCTTCAACTTTAGAATTGAGTTCTTGAATAGCTTTGCAAAGCACTGCTGTTAGTCGGTCATAACTAACCCCGTCTGGCTGACCATTCTTATCAAGCGGCACTAGCTCCGGAATGAGTGGCGCAACTTCTTCAGCAATAAATCCTACATCTGCCCTGCCACTGTCTTTGTATTTGAACGTTCTGGCTTTCATCTGGACAATTGTATCCAGGCCGTAAGCACAATCCGTTACGTCTTCCTTGTAACGAATAGAGGATGTGTCATAAGTCCATGCGCCTGATCCGTTGTCATAACGCATTGCATGGGTACCAGCTCCAGTGCCGAGATTGGTTACGCGCCAGCCGACAGAGTTAGACCACAATGTTGATGTGGCATTGTATGCACCACCGAACAGAGCAGAAAAGTTACCTATGCCGCAAATATTCGCACCGTTGTTTCTGACAAGCCAAAATGCTCCCCCAGAAGTGCCACTGTTATTCCCATCAATTATGGCACCTTCAATCGCGTTACCAGATCCAATGTGCAATCTTTGATCTGGTGCAGCTTTGTTGATTCCAACTAACCCGGCACTTGTCCATCGCGTTCTTTCTACGCCATTTGTAGAGACGCCGAGCGTGTCAGCAGCGATAGAATAAATGCCTGTGTTTGCGTCATTACCCGGGCAATATGCCGGAGCAGCCGCAGTGCCAGCAGCAACATTGCTTGGCTTAAAGCCACCAAAGTTTAGATCTGCCGTTGCTGAATTACTTCCGTCTTTGTTAAGGCACTGATTAATGCCAGTAGCAAAGTCATTGTCTTGCGTGTCATGCCTACCAGCTTCAATGCCGATACCAGCGGCAGCATCACCAGCCCACCCGCCAGTGCCAGAATTACCCTTCGTATATGATCCTCC